TTTATGCACGCCAGAGAGCAGATACAACACTTTGGTCGTACAGGTCCTTTTCTAAAATCATGGGTAGAAAACACTCCGAGTTATGCGGTTGAAAAGATGTATTCCCCTGCAAGTTTGGGCGCTATTGAGTATGAAATAACATTTAAGAGAAGGCAAAAAGTCGGTAGTGATAAAATCAACAAGTATATTAAATCTATTGTATGAAAAAACAAAAACCTTTATTTAAAGAACTAGCAGAGATAGAAAAACAAGGGAAACTGGTTGCATTAAAAGCCTATGTGTTAGGACATAATAGTAAAGAGTGTATGAATTGTAAAAAATGAAAATACTAAACTTATATTCTGGTATTGGTGGTAACCGTAAACTGTGGGGTGGAGAACATAAGATCACAGCAGTTGAAAACAGGGTGGATATTGCATATATATACAAGTATTATTTTCCTAATGACAAAATGGTCATAGGAGATGCACACGAATACTTATTAAACCATTTTAAAGAGTTTGATTTTATTTGGAGTTCACCACCATGCCAAACACACAGTCGTGCCAGGTTTTGGGCGTATAAAAATAACAATAAGGTACACCAGAAATACCCAGACATGAATTTATACCAAGAAATATTATTTTTACAACATTATTATAATGGTTTATGGCTTGTGGAAAATGTAAATCCATTTTATGAGCCGTTAATCAACCCAACAGTTAAAATGGGTAGGCATTTGTTTTGGTGCAATTTTAAAATAAAGAGGTTTGACATTAAAGAGGTTGATATAAAAAGTGGTAGCTCTAAATGGAAGGAACTGTATGGTTTTGATTTAGCTAAATTTAAAACAGAATCACGAAATGACCAGATATATAGAAATTGTGTACACCCAAACACAGGACTAAATATCTTAAATTGTGCCACAGGAAAAACCATAAAAAACAAACAATGCGAATTATTTTAACTGTTAATAACTTTATTTTCCTATGTCAAAAATTATGACTATTATTAGCGAATGAAAACTTTATGCTGTAAATCCACATGGACTAGAATAAACAGAGGACAAATTCGGTGCGATAATTGTGGCAAAGATGTATCACTTCAGATATTATCAGCAGCTTTACAAATGGAGGGATCATACTATGACAATTACAATAAAGAGCTACACGGTAGTTAACAGGCAGAAGTCTGATTGCGACCCACACCAGAGAAGAAACCGACAGGGCTGTTTAATAGAATACAGAGCAGACACAAACACTCAGACGGTTTTCGGGAAATTTTTTTGGGGTGACAATATGAAGCTAAATTTTAATGAATGGAATATAAAAAAGAAGATAAGAGAGAGTTTGGCAGTTTAGGCTTATGGATTAAGGACGAACTGACACAAGGGATAAACCCAATAACAGTTGATTTAATAGACCCGAACAAATATGAATACTATCACAAAAGAAAAGATAAATACTACTTTAGGAATATGTCAGGCAGAATAACAGCAACGCTTAAAGACAGTGATATGGGTGATGTAAAATACGGGACTAAGGTTGAGATAACATATAACACTTAAAAACAAAGAGTTACTGAAATAACAAATGGGAGAGTTTAAAAAAGGACAAGTAGCAAACCCAAAAGGTAGAACAAAAGGATCAAAGAACGGTTCTACTGAAGCCATTAAAAAAATGGTTGCTGAGCTTGTTAGATCAGGACTTGACAAAAGCATAGAGAAGCTAAAGGCAATTGAAAGCCCAGAGAAGTATTTAGAAGTTATCGCTAAGTTTTGCCAATATGTAATACCAAAGAATGTTGATGTAAAAAGCGATGGTGAGAAGATTGAGATAAAGATAACAAAGGAAGAAAAGGAATTGTAGCATAAAAGAATAACTATGAAATCTAATCGGGTTAACAGATTAGGTTTATGTTTAAGGAGACAGAGGATCAAATAAGGGCAACGGGTATACTAAGCGGACAAGCTAAGAACATCCTGTTATTTGGTGGATCAAGATCGGGTAAGACATTCAAGTTTATTCGGTCTATTGTCATTCGTGCATCTAAATTCAAATCAAGACATCTAATATTAAGGAATCATTTTAACTCAGTTAAGACGGCTGTGTGGCATGATACATTTCCAAAAGTCATGTCTTTGTGTTTTCCTTCACTTCCGTACAATCAAAATAAATCAGATTGGTTCATTGAACTTCCAAATGGTAGTCAGATATGGTTTGGTGGTCTGGATAGCAAAGAACGTACTGAAAAGGTGTTTGGTAATGAGTATTCTACTATCTATTACAATGAATGTTCACAAATGAGCTATGAATCAATAATATTAGCCAATAGTAGATTAGCTGAACGGTCAGGATTAGTAAATAAGTTTTATTATGACTGTAATCCACCTTCACCAAGACACTGGTCACATAAATTGTTTGTTGAGCTAAAAGACCCAATGAGTAATAAGGGGTTGAAAGCTTCTTTATATGCCAGTATGTTGATGAACCCAGAGGGTAACAGGGATAACCAGGCAGAAGATTATATTGAGACGGTATTAGAAAATATGCCTGATAGATTCAGGAGAAGGTTCTTATTAGGCGAATGGGTAGGTGATGTAGAAGGCGCTTTATGGAAACAAGAGGTAATAGACAAGGCTAGAGTAACAGAATTGCCACCATTTAAAAGAATAGTGATAGCGGTGGATCCTGCAACAACAAATAAAGAAACATCAGATGAAACAGGGATAATAATAGCAGGGCTGGGATATGATGACAAGGCATATATCATAAAAGACCTATCGGGGAAATATTCACCAAACGAATGGGCTTCTAAGGTGGTTCTAAACTATCATAATCTTGGTGCTGATAAGGTGGTGGCTGAAACTAATCAGGGTGGTGATATGATTGAAACAATACTAAAGAACCTTGATAGATCAGTAAGTTATAAGGGTGTACACGCCAAGAGGGGTAAGGTATTAAGGGCAGAGCCTGCCGAATATCAATATGAGCAGGGTAATGTATGCCATGTAGGTGACTATCCAGAGCTTGAAAGTGAACTAACAACATGGATTCAAGGCGATGCTTCACCTAACAGATTAGATGCGTTAGTATACGCTGTAACAGAGTTATTAATTAAAGGGCAACAAGAATTTTTTGTAGTATGAGTATATTTAAAATATTTACAATGTTTACCGAAAATGACAAGGTTATTACCAGTGACCATGCGGGAGATAAATATAAAACCATAAGGGCTGGTAATATAACTTTTGCACAGGGATATGAATGTGAAAAATGTGGGCTTATACGTGATTATACTAAAGAAAATTGTATTTGTAATAAGAATGAATAAAAAAACAGATAAATGGGTATAATAACCAACATATTAAGAAAAGAGATTAATCGGGCTTTAATTAACCCTGACAAAAATCTGTTAAGCAACGTGCTTTATTCAATGATTAACGATCAGGTGGTATGGCCTGAAAAGAATAAAGAGCAATATGTAAAGAATTATCAAAACAATATAGATGTTTTTTCAGTTGTACGGAAAGTAACCGATGCTGTTAAGACAGTACCAGTGGTTATAAAACAGGGAACGGGTGAAGATATGGTTGTTATTGACACACCCAAAGGAGCAGACCAAGAGAATTTATTTAAGCTAATACATAGACCAAACCCATCACAGGCATGGCCAGAATTTATTGAAACAGGAATAACTTTTAAAATAATAACAGGGAACGGTTTTATATATGCACCCAGAATGAGTGATGGTTTAAATAAAGGTCAAACTCTTGAGATGTGGAATATGCCTAGCCAATATACGGTGATTAAATCGGGTGGTATAAGACAGCCAGTAGAAAGTTATCAGATAGTATTAGGAGCTACAAAAGAAAAGCCCTTTCCAGTAGAAGATGTATTACATTGGAAAGATGTAAATCTTAATTATGGTGGTGGTCAAGAGTTATATGGTATGTAAAGGTTTTGTCCTGCAACAAGGACAATAGCAGTAAATAATGAGGGTATGAACACCCAGATGAAACAATTTCAGAATCAAGGGCCACCATATATAGGATCATGGCAAGGTGATGCACCGAAAAATGAAATATCGGCATCAAGAAAGCTAACAGAGAAGTTCAATAGGTTGTTAGGTTCTAAAAACGCTGGCAAGATAATGGTTACTTCTCAACAAATAGATTGGACTAAATTAGGTATGTCGGCAGTTGATTTAAACGTACTGGCTTCTCAAAGTAAGTCATTACATCAGCTTTGTAACGCTGTAAACGTGCCACCTATTTTATTAGACCCAACTATTACGAATGTATATAAGAATCGGGATCAGGCAATGAAGGATTTATATACTGAAGCTGCTTTACCAGAGTTAAAACATTTCTTAACAGAATTTAACCGATGGATTATGTCGAGTTATGGTGATGGACTGTGGCTTGATTATGATATAAGTGGAATTGAGGTATTACAACAGAATTTAAAAGACATAACCGATGCTTTAAAGTTAGCTGATTGGTTAACAGATAATGAAAAGCGTAGCAGAATGAATCTACCAAGATATGAGGATGAGGATGCTGATAAGTTATGGAAGCCGATGAATTTAATTCCTTTAGGAGAAGATAATGATGAAAATTAGAATATCCATATTTTCAAAATATGAAAAAAATGAACCCTTGCAAAAATTGCACTAGTTCAAATGAAAAGGAATAATGGCTAAAAGAGAATGGAAAATAATAAACCGTCAAAGGCAGAGCTTTGAGAGAAAGTATAATAGGGAGTTTAGAAAGCTTCTGATGTTACAAATAAAGCCTGTTTTAGACTGGTTACTGATAGATTACAGCACAGCAGATCAAAAGATACAGTTATTGAGTGATAACCCGATAACAAAGGGATATATAAGTTTATATTCAGAGGTTGGAAAATGGTTTGCGGTAAATGAAGTAATAAAATGGAAGGGTTTTAAAATAGCAATGGATTATAAGCAAGAGGGTATATATGAACGGATAATGGAAAACTATGTATTAACTGAGCTTGGTGCTACAATTGTTGGGGTTACCGATACAACAAAGAATGAATTAATAAGATTATTACAACCGATAATAAATGATTCATTAGCTCAAGGATAT